CCTGATAAGTAGTTCTTCACTTGGTCAATAGCCATTTGCTGGGCAATATGTAACTTTGCTTCGCTGTAATTTTCAAGCAATATATCCTTTATCTCATTGCGGATAAGGGCGGTGTAATCTTCTCTGTTTAGAAACATATCAGTATCTATTTTGTTTATTTTTCAATATTTCTTTTCTACTTACAGCCTTTGCGGGGCTTGCGTTGAGTATAGCAAGTGCATTGAGCTTAGCAATAGCACTTTGTAAAGCATCAGGAGCATCATCGTGAGCTCCTGAACCTTTTTGAAATGCCAATGTTTGGTTAATGAGTTCTACAAAATCGGGTGAGTTTTGCAGGGCTTTGTTAAAATAGATGTTACCCCGTTCAAAATAGCCTGCCATACTTTCAATGCGGTCAAACTTATTGCCTTTACTTTCCTTATCAGCTTGTACAGGTATATAAAAGCCGTAGCTGTCGCCTACTTCGTCAAAATCACTTACAAACTCATCTTGTGCAAAAAGTCCCTCTATATAGTAGGCAATATTGTACTTGAGTAGGTTTTCGTGTAGAACAGTTTCATACAGCCAGCGGGCAACATTGTTGCGGGAGGTTTGGCGCACATACCCTTGCAATACGTGGTACTCTCGCCCCACTTTTCCTACTAATAACATAGCCTTAAAGTCGCCTGCATCTTTGTACGACAAGTCGCCGTAAAAACAAAGGGCATCGTATTGTGAGTAGCGCAGGCGTTCTTTGTACTGAATTTGTTCGTTCTTAAAGATACTGCCTTCCACTATATGCACGTGCATATACTCCCTCATAAACGAACGGTAAGGAGTGGAGTGGTATTTTTCTCGCCAATACTCAGCCGATGTTTTTTCACCCCAATTAGGCTCAAAGGTTTCTAACGATTTTACCGCAGGCACGCTCACTATATAGTGCGTTTGGGCAAAACCATACTCTTTAGCTTTTTTGTTGATAACAGCAAACTCATTTTTCAGCTGATTGATAAGAGTATTCTTATGGAAATTGTTATTAGCAACCACAAAACGCCTGTACTTGCCACCCTCGTTAAAAGTACCTTTTAAGTCTTCCCAAGCCCAGTCGAATAGTTTTTTAGATAGCTCATCGTTTTTGCACCGCTGGGCAGTATCCACATCATCAATCACTATATAGTCGGGGCGTTGGTTGCCTTCACGCAAACCACGAGGCGACTGTCCCGCACCCATAGCCATAAACTTAGCTCCATCGGTAGTGGTAAAGTCGCCGTCTGCCCAATCGCCAAACTTAAATTTTTTGCCGTAGTAGTGAATAAAGCGTTGGTTATGAGTAAGCTGGCTCTGTATATCCGAAATAAGCTTCTTTGCTTTATCTTCTGTTTGTCCTACTAATAACATAAACTTCAGCTTGCCCGTTACATATAAGAACATCGGAATACCTAAGTCCAAATGCACCGATTTTGCTCCTGAACGGTATATTTCAGCAAGCAGGCTTATCACATCATTTTCAATCAGCAGCTTAGCCATTTTCTTGTGAAACCACGCACAAGGTACTTCAGCATATTGTGGAAACATATACTCAAACCAAGTAGTATAGTCTTTTTCTAAGGCAAGGCGTTTCTTCCTACGTTCAGAGGGAGCTTCATAAAAGTCTAAACCCGAAGTAGTTTTTTGTTCCACTCCTCTGCAATGCTGGTCATAGTCTTGCAGGAGCTTCTCCATTGCCTTTGTTAATTTTCCTTCTGCCATAGTTTATTGATTTTGTGCCTTGTGTAATAAGTATAGTTTATGCCACTCCAAAAAAGCTATAGCCATTTCAGGATCTTGCTCACTCATCCAGCTATCAAACTCTTTAAACACACTATATACTGTTTCTACAGAAGTCTCATCAGTCATTGATTGTATAGCTTTAATAGCCGAATTGATAGCTCCCATATCTAAGGTAGCTTCTCTTCCCTCAACTAAGCGGGTGAGTTCCTTAGCTAAATTCTTTTTGATATTGTGTGGGGCAGACAAATATTGTGACCGCTGTTCGTCCCACGATATAGCGTTTGTACCTATCCCTTTGCGCCATTTACCGATAGTCTGTTCTGTTACTTCAATAGTGTTTGCAATAGCTTTAGCCGTCATACCTTCTTCTACAAACATACGGCGAGCCAACTCCATTAAAGTACTATTATTAGTGCGCTTTTGTGCCATTTTATATCAGATTTTTAGGGCAAAGGTAGGCTCTTTTCCTTTTTTCAATGAATAAAGTTGCAACTATTGCAGCTATCTTTTTATAGCTGAAAAAGCCCCTATATTTTTGCACCAAAATAATGATTATAACAATGTAAAAATGATTATTAGAACACAAAAAAATATACTTACCGCCTATGGTACTATATGGGAGGGAGACGGCAGATATTTCTTAGAAGAGTTCGCTCGATTGGAGCGAGACTATTCGGAAATCACTATCCACCTACATACACCAGGGGGGAGTGTGTTTGACGGAAACCTAATATATAATGCACTAAATAAATCAGCATCTTCTATACATATTGTAATTGATGGAATAGCGGCGAGTATGGGGGCGATTATCATATTATCGGCACAGAAAGTAAGTATTGTAGAAAACGGATATATAATGATACACGCTCCCGCGTCCTATTCTAATGGTGATGCCGATTCTTTTGAAAAACAGGCAAAACTACTCCGCTCTATTGAAAAGAATTTTGTAGAAAAACTTTCTGCTCGTACGGGTAAATCTGCTAAAGAAGTTGAAAAGTGGTTAGTAGGAGACAACTGGTTCGATGCTAAAGAAGCAAAACGATTAGGCTTTGTAACCGATATTATTTCAGCACAAACGGCTACTCTACTACCTATTGAAGATGTCAATGCAATGCGTGAGCAGGATGTTTATAATATGTATGCGGGGCTATTTGCTTCGCTTAAAACAGTAAATATTTTAGATAAGAATATGAAATCAGTATTAATTCAATCGTTAGTACAAGCCCTTTCGCTTTCTGGTATTACTGAGGAAAGTTCAGAAACGGCTGTGATACAAGCTATTCAGGAGCGCATTACCAATGAAAA